AAGTGTATGGGCACTTAGCTATCGAGCTGAGATCGTGAGATCGCCACGCAGGGATCGAGTCATAGGTGGGGTAGTCTAGGTCTTCGTAGATGCCTACTTTGAAATCCATCTGTTTTCCTTTTCAAGTGATTATGACCGTCAGGGCAAACGACAAGAAATTGATCGCTACGATAATGCCAACGCCAATATATAGGGCTGTTCTCACGCTATCTTTGTCCACGCCGCCTCCCCAAAAAAACCCGCCATACGACCACACGGGACGGGAACCGTGCTGTGGATCACTCGTTACAAGGGAAAAGCAACGAGCGGTCGGTCAAACTGAAAACCCGCCTTTGGCTCAGTGGACGGGAACACTGTTGGAGGGTCGTGATGGAACCCTTAGCCGAGGCTAAATCCTATCAATAAACCAATGAAAAATGCCCCTATCACGGCATATGAAGTGAAGGTCGGAATTCTGGCTGATTCGACCAATCTGCGTGGGATCATTGCGACTCCAATCGTTTGATTTCAGCGTCGATGTAGAACCGGATCTTCTTTGCATCGCGTCGCTCGTCGCTGTGAGATGCCTCACCCATTCGGTAGCAAGCACGGAATATCTCGCCGATTTGCGCGTTCATGTTTTTGTGAGAGATCAAGTCTTGCAGCTCTTTCGCGCCAGTTGGCAGCTCATAGTACGAAGCAGTGCTACCGTCAGAAACGGACTTATTTGCCACCTTTCGAGGCTGAGCCTCCCACTTCTTGCTTTTCAGCTTCCAGATCCGCAACTGCTTTCCCGCATAGCTTTCGCTCACAGAGCATTCCACTGCCAATACCTCTGGCTTGGTAAAGCCGTGCTGATCCAAGTAATCGCGCACAATAGCGCCTTTCACCGCTTTGCGGTTGTACTTCCGCTTAGTCATCCCTAACTCTCCTTAAAACGGTATATCGTCGTCGAAATCATCGTCTGCCAAGGCAGGCGCTTCCTCTTGTTTTGGTTCTTCCGCTACTGGCGCAGGCTTGTTGCCACCCTTAGCCATCGCTGCTTGCAGCTCAAAGCATGGATCAACGCTTTCCTTACCCGGCTCGTCGCACCCGCCGATTTGCCACTGCATGAAACGGGGTAATCCCTCGAAGATGTCGCAGGCTTTCTTGCTGGCCTCGCAGGACTCGCCAGAAAACTCTTTGCAATAGTCTTCCAAATCAAAAACCACCTGATCGTTTACCGTAGCGGCTTTTTTGGCACCACCGTCAGCGCAAAAGACACCAACGACCTTGGCGTTACCGCCGCTGGTTAAACCAACATCGACCTTGCAGGTCGTGCCTAAGATTTTGGTGAGGTCAAACGACTTCAGCTCGTCTTCGGTAAACGATTTGTTTCGCCATGCCTGCAAGTGCTGACGCAGCTTGGCCCGTTCATTCAGTGACAGCGTGTACTGGCAATTGATCGACATGGGTCGGTCATCGGCCATACGCAGCTCAGGAAGCTCCCAAAAGATAAATACATTGTGACGCTTGTTCACTTCACCTTGGTATTCGTTCATTGTGGTGCCAGCGTCAACCAGCTTGTAGCAAATTGCGTTGTGAGTGCCGACTGGTACCTGCTCGAAGTCTCCACCGCCACCACCTGATGCTATGATTCCCATCGCGTTTTCCTTGTGTAATTGCAAAAAGGTGTACTATTATGCACATCTTGGAAAACGTGATGCAAGGAAAAATTACATGGGATTGAAAATAATCGATGGCAATCAGAAAGATTTCAGCAGGCCGCTGAGCGGAGATATCCGCGCTGACTTCGAGTCTTTCTTGGCCGAGAACGGTATGACGCCAGATAAAGATCTGGTGATTGGTGGTGACATCGGCAGAGCTTACATGGATGTCGGTGGAAAGCAGAAGTTGGTCGGTTGGTATCAAGTATGGCTGGATCAAGAGGTGCCGTTTGGCCGGTGCGGTGACCGCACAGTCAGCAACGACGAGCCGATAGCGAAGTGGAAGCCTGAGAACTCGGAGCGACACCAGATGACCCCAGAGCAGCGGGAACAGATACGGTTGCTCAGCGAGCAGGCTGCAAAAGAGAGGGAAGAACGCCAAGCAAGGGCGGCAAAGCGGGCGCAGGAGTTGTGGGACAGCTACCCAGAAGCCACAGACGATAACCCATACCTAGAGCGCAAGGGCGTGACGAACCACGGTTTGCGGCAGGACGGCAACAAATTGGTTATACCAGTGCTCGATGCCAAGCTGAAGATTGCAGGACTGCAATACATTGATGAAGCGGGCGGTAAGAAGTTCTTGCCCGGCACCAAGAAGAAGGGGTCATTCTTCGTGATTGACCCCAAATCAATGCGTGAAGCACACACCATCAACTACGTCGAAGGCTACGCGACAGGGGCCAGTTACTTTGCCGATGTGGGGCAGCCAGTCGTGATTTGTTTTGATGCCTTCAATCTATCACCCGTGGCTGAAACAATCAGCGGCTACTTTCCAAAGGCCAAGCACGTCTTTATTGCCGACTTTGATGACTCAAAGACGGGTGAGCAGGAGGCAATAAAGGCGGCGCAGGTAGTGCAGCGCATCGGCGCTCAGGCCGAGGTGTTGATGCCGCAGAGCAAGGGCGACTACAACGACCACGCCATCGAAGGTGAGTTGATGCCTGAGTTGAACCATGTGGAGGTGCCAGTCGAATACGACTGGAACAAAACGGAGAAGGGACGGCTGCTGAACACGAAGGACAACGTGCGCGGTGTCCTGATGGTGAACCAGATCGATGTGCGCTACAACGTCATCAAGAAGAATATGGAAACGATCATACCGCACACCAAGTTCATCGCTGATATGAAGGATGAGAGTGCGCTGATTGAGATCGAGGATCGCTGCATTCAAATCGGTGTGCCACATCAAAAAGTGCGCGATTACCTGAAGCTTTTGGCGCGGGAGTACAACCCAGTCAAAGAGTGGATGGAGAGCAAGCCGTGGGACGGCAACAGCAGGTTGGCAGACTTCTTGGCAACCATCACCAGCAGCAACGAGCCGCTGAAAGAGATGCTGATGACGAAGTGGCTGGTTTCCTGCGTAGCAGCGGCATGTGAACCCAATGGCGTGGCACTTGAGGGCATACTGGTGTTCCAAGGTGCTCAAGGGTTGGGCAAGACGTTGTGGTTTAAGCGGCTGGCAGACTATGAGAAAGGCTGGCTGTTAGAGGGCGCTACTCTTAACCCCAGTGACAAGGACAGCGTGAAGCAGGCAGTGAGCCACTGGATTGTGGAGCTGGGTGAGATTGAGAGTACGTTTAAGAAGAGCGACATCGACCAGCTCAAGGCTTTCGTAACCAAGAAGAGCGACGAGCTGCGCCTACCTTATGACCGCGCCAGCACAACCTACCAACGTCGCACGGCCTTCTACGCCTCCGTCAACGCCCGTGAGTTTTTGACCGATACCAGCGGCAACCGACGCTTCTGGGTGGTTCCCGTCACCGCTATCAATGCCAACCATGGGATCGATATGCAACAGCTTTGGGCCGAGGTCAAAGAGACGATCTACCTCAATACCGACTGGTACCTAAACCATGAGCAGCGAGAGATGTTACAAGACTCAAACGAATACTATCGCACTCAGTCGAGCGTCGAAGATTTGATCCTTGAGCACGTCCATTTTCAGAGCACACAAACCAGCCCAGTGCAGATGACAAAGCTGCTGAGAGACCTCGGAATTAGCCAGCCAAGGATGCCTGACATCAAGGATGCGAGCAGGGTATTAGCAGCCCACGGGCTGGAACCGCGCAAGAGTAACGGTAAAAAAGTGTACGACTTGGACTACACGAAGGTCGAGGTTGGCAATGCCGACAAGTTTAGTGGGTCTTGGTCAAAGGATTTTTGAGGGTACCCTGAAAGGTACCCTTGGAAGAGTTGGTGTAAGTAATTGATTTGTATGTAGTTATTAACAGGGTAGGGTAGGGTACTACTATTTAATAATAATAATAATAATAGTATATAGCCTATATACAGTAAGGAATACGGGTATAAGTTTTTCAAAAAGTTTGAGGCGCTGTACCCTCACCCTTGTACCCTGATAGCAGTGGAGAGCAAGATGAAAAAGTTTGAGTGGGACGATGACGCGAGCGAAGATCAGAACTTCAGAGAGTGGGCTATGATGAACGCAGATGAACGCGAGAGCGTAGGGCAAGCGCCTCTTTCAGAGAAAGAGGCGCGGGAGTTGTTCAACGACCTGAAGGAGATCGGATGGCTGACGATGTAAAACGTAAACCGGGCAGACCGAGGAAGGAGCGAAAGCAATTGGTGGAAACACCGCAAGCCTTCCTTGCGGATGAAGAGGCTGGCATCACAGACATGCAAGCGGCTTTCGTGTGGCACTACACGGAAGGCGCGTGTGGGCAGACGGAAGCTGCGCGGAGAGCAGGGTTCTCGTTTCCTGCGAGCGCAGCGACGAAGATGCTCAACGGCAACGACTTCCCGAAGGTCACGCGAGCGGTTCGGGTAAAGCAGGATGAGCTGCGAGAGAAGTATGCCATCACACCGCAAAAGACTGGCTCGATGCTGTGGAACA